CTGGCAAAACCCATTTGGCAATAGGCATTGCGTTGAGCATTATGCAACAACAACGGTCACCAGTATTTGTCACCGTACAACGTCTTATCAGAAGGGTAAAAGATAGTTGGCATACAAAAGCAGAAACAGAAAGCGAAGTGGTAAATGCGTTTGCATCACCTGATCTATTAATACTTGATGAAGTTGGTGTGCAGTTTGGATCAGAATTTGAAAGGCAATTATTGTTTGATGTTCTTAATGAACGCTATGAAAAACTAAAGCCATCTATTCTATTATCAAATATTCCAAGAGAACAATTAGCAGATTACCTTGGCGAGCGTGTAACTGACAGGTTGCGTGAGAACGGAGGTAAGATGATTGGCTTTGATTGGGATAGTTATAGGCGAAATATTTAATATGGGATATTTGTATTCAACAATGAGTCCTTTTTACAACACAAGGACTATAAGTTTTTCAACTGCACATACAAATATGTATCCTACAGCAACTGGTATAGTTTACGATAATAATGCTTTTAGTGATTTACCAGAAGATGAAAAACATTATCTTATTTCTGCGTCTGAATTAAAAGATTTAGGAATATGTGTTGATGAAAGATCCATTGCTATACATGGAAGAACAGCAGCTTTATTTTATAAAGAAAAAAAACATAAAAAATTATTTGATTATGAAAAAGAACTTGGCCATGTTTATTTTTTTAAAAGTGCTAACAGTTATAAGGTAGGTAGTTCATGTAAAAGAAATATAAAAAACAGAGTAAGGCAACAATGCCCAGATGAAGTGTTAGCTGTAAGTAAAGCAAGAGGTGATTACAGAGATCTTGAAAAGAAAATACATAGAATGTTTGCAAAACATCGTGTGGGTAGGTATGAAATATTTAATGATCTAACAGAAAAAGATGTGAAAAAAATAAAACAATTGCTAGGAAATACAATAGCAGTAAAAATAAAACTAAGAGGTGAGAAATGACAACAGAACAAAAAGTTGCAGCAGCCAAGGCACGCATTAAAGAATTAGAATTATTAATTAAATTATGGAGCAAATACTAATGACAAAAGAAGACAAGCTACACAGAGGTGATGTGTGGTTTAATCCAAGTAATCCAGAAAAACTAGTAGTATTTAAAAAACCTGAGTTAACAAATAAACAGAAAAATATGTTGCAGATTGCAAATTACAAACAGCAATTAGCAGAATTAGAAACACAATTTTGGTTTCACAATTTACCAACAAAAGAATACATAGTTAGGTTTGATGGCATAAAGAAACGCATAAACGAATTGGAGCAAGAAGATGATTGAAATAGTATTAGGCTGGCCACCATCTGATCTATCGCCAAACAAAAGATTGCATTGGGCAAAGCTGGCAGCAGCAAAAAAACAATACAGGAAAGATTGTTACAGCGTATCTAAAGAACAGCTAAAAAAATATCGAGGTGTGTATGAAAGCATACCAGAAAAATTAGTTTTAGAAATGCTATTTATACCACCAGACAGACGAAGTTATGACCGAGATAACTTAGTTGCTAGAATGAAAGCAGGTATTGATGGATTATCAGATGCATTACGCATAAACGATAAACGTTTTAATACTGTCATCTCAACAATGGACACCGACTATTTAGGTGGGTACGTCCGCATACGCATACTACAGGAAATTCCTTATGGCACGAAAGATCAAAAACCTATCAGTAAAAACACGAGAATACAAAGATAGGGATGGCAATTCAAAAGCAAACTGGCAAAACATTGGAGTCATTATGGAGAATGACCAAGGCAAACAGTTTATGCTTATTGATAAATGGGTAAATTTTGCAGGGATACCTGACTTTAGTGGTAAAGAAAATTCTGGTTCAATAATGGTAAGTATGTTTGATGTAGATAATGATTATCAACCTAGTCGCAAGGACATACCACCATCTTATAAAGGCAACGACAACGATATTCCTTTTTAAAATAAAATACCCCAGAGTGAGCAGACCAGTAATCACTCTGAGGTATCAGTTCTAGCGTGAGGTAGAGAACTAGAACTTAGTAGACCAACCGCTTACTTTTTTGGTGGCCTACCTTTTTTAGTTCCGTATGTNCCTTTTCCTTTTGGCATAATAAACTCCTTTTATTTTAATTATGAAAGAATTTTTTTATTCTGTCCATAGTTCTACGCTCTTCTTGTATTTGTTTTTTTGCAAGGGTAGCTTCTAGTTCTATTATACGACCTAATAAACTAGCCAAAAATACATCTTGTTTCATTTGATGACGTATTAAATGTGTGCAATATCTTTTTACGCCATCGTAATCATCGCTTTTTAAGACTTCTCTAATACGCATTTCGACAGAAAGCTGTAACTCTACAGGTGGTTCTTCTAATTCAATATTAAGAAATCTATCTTTAGCCATTAGTTTAATTTAGGAAATAAATTTTGTTCAAGCAAATCAACTAAGCGGTCGTCCACGGTATTTGACGTTTGCTTTACAAATGCTCGGCAAAGTTCCAGCACTAACCTCTTACATCCTGTCGTTGAAAGGAAGCGTAATAATATTGGTTTTAGTATTTTGTACATAGCTTTATGTGTTACTTCCCAAACATAGCTAACTTGCTAGTATTAGACAAGAGATTTTATTTTTATGGCAGAAGAGCAAGAAGAAAAGGAAGGTATTGATTGGGGAGAAATCTTTGGTCATGGCGTTCGATTTATGATTCTTGTTTGGTCGTTAGCAATGATGACTCTTGGATATATGGATAAGATNCGCAATGATGGAGCGTTTTTAGCTGGCTTAACNAGTGGCGTTTTAGGCAGCTATGGTATCTCTGTTAACAAAAAGAAACCTAACAACGCTGCTAAGATAGTAGATAACAAAGACACTAATGTAGGTATCAAATGAAGAAACTATTATTACTAGGTTTGTTTCTAGCTGCACCTTGTTATGCAAATGGAGTACCTAGTTGGACTACTGGTTCTAGTAACCGCACAGAAAATACAACACAAACTATTACTAGATCAATAGTTACTGAAAAATATGGTGCTGCTGTAAGTACTTGGGAAGCGTCTAATATATCAGTAGCTGCTTCTGCTGGTATTGCTGGCGGTGATGCTGTATTTACTGTTGCTGATACTTCAGCAGATTGGTCACTCAGCGTCACTACAAGGGCTGCTGGTGCATTAACAGAACAGATTACACAGAATGATGCGATTACAACCACAAGCGTTATTACTAGCTTGTCTGTGTTTAGTCAGTAATCAAGTAAAAGCCGAAGGCGATACAAACGTACAGGCTCAACCTAATGCGATTGGTAACTCAAGTATTATCAATCAAAATATGAATGTTAATAATGGGATGACAGGTAAACTGCAGTTTGGAAACTTAGTATGNAGCCAACCAACTATGGCATTTACACCTTTTTATACAGGTAATGATGCAGAAAATACNGAGAGTGAAACTTATAGTATTAACGAAGGATGGGGATTTCAAATGAGTTTTATGATTCCACTTGGATCTAATAATGAAACGTGTTCTGAGTTAGCAGAAGTAAAGCTAAAGTTAGCCATAGAAGAACTAGACAAGCAAGTCCATGATAAGCAATTAGTGAGAGTTTTAAAGTGTTCACAACTCCACGCTGCTGGCTATATGATTAATCCTAAGTCAGAATTTTCTTATCTTTGTTCTGATGTTATAAATATTAGGACTTTTGTTCGTCAGAATCCTGACCTTTTTTCTTCAAGTTCGCAACCTCTTTCTTCAAAACCTTAGTAAATATCTTTTTAAATACTTTCTTTAGCTGTGTTACTACAGCTTGCATTGCTATTGACCCTGCTACTGTCACAGTAGATGCAACACCTGCACTAATAACACTTGATGCGATTACTTCTGGGGCAGGGATGGGGAACTCACCAATTAAGGGTATACTAAATGTAGCTACAGTTTCAGATGAAGTATTTTCTAAGTTTTGTGGCAGGTTCATTGGTATCTGTTCTGGGTTTATATTTAACCCTTCCTCGTTTGCTTCCTCTTTTTTTGAAGAATCAGTTGCCTGATCTTCCCCAAGTCCCGAACTTACCTGTTCCAAGCTCGGTAACAGAATTGGATCTAGATATGGAATCTCTGCCACTGGGGGATAAAAAATTGTTTTAGGTGGATTGAGAATATTATTTGTATCTGGTAAATTTGGTAAATATATCTCATCCATAATTATGGTAAAAATTGCTATTCTTCGTGCAATAAGTCATAGCCTTATTATATCAATGCTACTTTTAATACCAACAATAGCCCCAATATATTTAATATCAGGGCTATTAAGTAGGCAATTAACAGATAAATCTAATTAAGTTGTAGCTTCTGGTGCAGGTTCTTCAGCACCTTCTTCTTCTTTTACTTGTGCAAGTAACTCAGCATATTGTGCATTCTTAATTTGAAACTCTGCATACACTTGCTGATTATCTGTGTTTAATTTTTCAACTTCTTTAACACCTGCGTTATATTTTTCGGCAAGTGCTTCTGCTTCTTGCTTACGTTGTTCGCATCTTTCAGATAATTTTGACATAAAAAATTTGTAAGTATTTTAATAATACCAATACGTCAAGTCTTTGTCTGTTCTAGATATTACGAATAAACTTTTTTACCATCAACAATAGCTTTGTCGATAGCAGTAAAATCTTCAGTTGTCCAGATAGATGTTGTTTCATCTACTTTTTTATAAGCCTTGATAATTTCAAGATGCTCTACATTACGTTTGACAGTGTCTTTCCACTCGTCTTCGGTTTCCCATTCTGGTTTTGAGCCATTAATTAAAGTGACGCTATCGCCAGCAGCTTTAAAAATTTGTGCTACTTCTTCGGCTGTTCTTTCTTCCATAATAAAAAAGGTAGTTGTTTACAGTTTACCCTGCTTCGAGGGCTTTGACTTTTGCAGATAACTCCTGTATAGCTTTAACTAAAATAGGAACTAATTTTCCATAACTGGCTTCTAGCCTGTCAGGGTTTTCGTCATACACCATTTTTAAGTAATCAGAATTAGTTTCTTTCTGAACTGCTTGTAAATCTTGTGCAATAAAACCAGCTTCAAGAGTACCATCTTTTGTTTTTATACCTTCTCTTGTTTTCCATTCAAATTTAACAGGTTTTAATTTAGTTATAAAATCTAAACCTTCTGGTAAATCAATTACATTTGTTTTATCTCTACCATCTGAAAGTCCAGTAATATTATTATGTGCAGCAGTTCGTATTACTGTATGACTTGAATTACCAAGAGTAATCGTATTACTAGAATCTGCTGCTGCTGTAGTTGCGTTTAGTCCAAATATTATATTATTAGAACCAGTAGTCGTAGTCATGCCAGAGTTAACACCCATAGCAAGGTTGTGGCTACCTGTAGTTATACCAGATAAACTTTGATAACCAAGACCAACATTAGAATTACCTGTCGTAACATTACCTAATGCTATATATCCAACACCAACGTTGTAATTACCGCTAGTAACAGTATCTAAACTGTAAGTACCTACTGCAACGTTTGATGCTCCAGCTCTACAAGAATATAGAGAATTTACACCAACAGCAGTGTTGTAATTACCAGTTAATGGGTTAGATGTTGAACTTTTTAAAGCATTTACACCCACTGCCGTATTATTTATGCCAGTTGTTGCAGCAAACATAGCGTGTTTTCCTAGTGCAGTGTTGTCATTTCCAGTAACGTAATGAGCAGCACTTTGACCTACTGCTGTGCAATTACTATTAGTAGTTGCATAAGCAAGAGTCGATTGACCTAGTGCAGTGTTGTAACTTCCAGTTGTTAGATTTAATCCAGAACTTGATCCATACAAAGCATTACTTTGACCATTGGTTAAATCAAAACCAGCCCTGTAACCAAATACTGAGTTATTACTACCAGAACCATGACTTGCTAAGGCTTGCATACCCATAGCAGTGTTGTAACTTCCAGAAGAAGCAGCAGCTTCCATAACATGACCACCAACAGTAATGTTGTTATGACCAGTGCTATGTTTTTGGTTTCTATAACCAACAGCAACATAAGTACCAGCAGTTGTTACATTTCTACCAGCTTCATAACCAATAGCAACTGAATATGCACCAGTAGTCTGTCCGTATGCTGCTTGATATCCTATAGCTATTGATGGGTTGCTTGTTGTTTTGGTGTGTAATGCTTCACGACCTATTGCAATATTATCATTATTATTCGTTACGTTATATGCTGCTTGATAACCAATACCAACGTTATAATTTCCAGTTACATCAAATAAAGCACTTTTACCAACTGCTACGTTGCCATCTCCCGATATATTGTTTTGTAGTGCTGTATAACCTACTGCTACGTTGTCTCCTCCAGAAGTATTTAATACCAACGCATTATAACCTATACCAACGTTGTCATTTCCAGTGGTTTCTTTTAAAGCTTGATAACCTACAGAAGTATTATTACTACCTCCATTAACTCCAGCTTGTCTACCAACCGCAACGTTGTAATTTCCTGTTCCTATTTGTTTTCCAGCTTGATAACCTATCGCTGTATTACTATGTCCAGAAGTTATGTTGTTACCAGCTTCAGTACCTAAAACGGAATTGTTATATCCAGTACTTAGGTTTCTCATTGCAGAGCCACCTATAGCTACGTTTTCACTACCTGTTCCAGATAAGAAATTTTCGTACCCTAAACTTGTATTTTTATTTCCTCCAGCAAGAACAACACCACTTCTTGAACCTATTATTGTGTTGTTAATTCCAGTTGTAATACCAAGACCAGCTATTTGACCCATAGCAGTGTTGTTATTGCCTGTGGTAACACCTCCCAATGCGTCATAACCAGTAGCAGTGTTGTTACTTCCTGATGTGTTTGCGTCTAATGCTTGATAACCAACGCCAGTGTTGTTATTTCCGTCAACATTTTCTTCTAAGGCTTCAAATCCTAAAGCAGTATTATTTGCTCCACTTGTATTATTTTCTAAAGCAGAATAACCTACAGCTACTAAATTACCAGCAGTGTTATGTAATAAAGCAAAAGCACCAATACCAATATTGTTTGCATTTTGATCTCCACCATAAGCTGTTCTATAACCAATCGCTATATTGTAATTTGAGTCAACCGTGTTGTGCATAGCTTCTTTACCGATTGCTACGGAATTTCCACCTGTAGTAAGCGATAACAGTGCAGATGTACCTAAAGCTACGTTACCGCTACCTGTAGTCATATTCGGTGCTGCACCATTTCCCATAGCTGTATTTGAAGTTCCCGATGTGTTAGCGTGTAACGCATTGAAACCCACAGCCGTGTTGTAACTAGCTGTTATGTTATCTCCTAAAGCACCATGTCCAACTGCTACACATCTCGTACCAGAGGTATTAGCAGTCAATGCAAGATGACCAACAGCAACATTGCTATTACCGCCAACGTTTGCTGCCAAAGTTCCATAGCCAAGAGCTATGCTTGAATATCCCGTGGTATTTAATTTTAAAGCAAGACCACCTAATGCTATGTTATAACCTCCACTTGTAGCTGTAGTTAATGCTTGATANCCAAGAGCTACGTTGTGATTTGCTGTGTTACTAGCAGCATCTAAGGCAAGATCTCCGATTGCAATGTTATAATTTCCTGTAACGTTAGCCCCTGCGTAATAACCTATTCCAGTGTTATGAGTTCCACCAGCATTAGATAAAGCTCTTGAACCTATAGCAGTATGCAAACCAGCAGTAACTGCTTGCATTGCATAGAAACCTACAGCAGTACAGTTACTAGCACCTTGATGTGAATTTAGTGCTAGGTTTCCTACGGCTGTTGAATTTTCTCCTGTTCTGTTTTCTCTTAGAGAACCATTACCAACGGCAGTGTGTCCACTTTTATTTGTATTATGTTCTAAACACTGTGTTCCCACCCCTGTATTACTACCGCCTGTGGTGTTATCATTCAGTGCTTCCAAACCTACGGCTACGTTATTACCGCCCGTAGTATTATTTTGTAAAGCGTTATATCCAAATGCAGCACAGTAATAACCTGTAGTATTGTCCATCAATGCTTGATAGCCAACACCAGTATTTAAAGAACCAGTATTATTCTGTAATGCACCCTTACCAATCGCAATAGTATTACCTATAGTTGTTGTTGCCCTAAGTGCATTTCTACCTATCGCGATGTTATCGTTTG